GCAGTAGTACTCTAAAACAGATTTGCTCTACTGTAATCTCGGAAGGTGGTTATGAGTTGCGTGGATTGCAACAATCTGTAGGAACACCAATTACATCACCATATGTTCTTAGTGTTGCTGGAACTTTTTATCCAGTAATTAGTATAAGATTGAAATCATCTCCAAATCGTTTAGATGCTATTGTAATCTTGACTGCTCTTTCTTTGATGGGTGCTAATAATGGAATTTATTACAATTGGCAGGTAAGAGCATCAGGAACTACTACTGGAGGAACCTGGACTAGTGCTGGTAATGATAGTGCGATTGAGTACAAACTAAATGGAACTGGCATAACTGGAGGTAGAATATTAGCATCTGGATTCTTCTCATCTAATAACCAATCTTCCGGTACGATTGATATTTTAAAAGAAGCACTATTTAAGTTCCAGTTAGAAAGGAATGGATTAACTGGAACTCCTTATGAACTGACACTTGTTGTTGCAGCATCTCCAATATCAAGTTCTGAAGAAGTTTATGCTGCGATGGACTGGGAAGAAATTAGTAGGTAATTTTTATGAGTGATGTATATCTTGGTAATCCACTATTAAAGAAAGCAAATACACCTATTGAATTTACTCAAGAACAAATTCTTGAGTTTGTCAAGTGTAAAGAAGACCCAGTTTATTTTGCAAAGAACTATGTAAAGATTGTGACTCTGGATAAGGGATTGCAACCTTTCCAGATGTATCCTTTTCAGGAGAAGTTAGTTAACAACTTCCACAACCACAGATTTAACATCTGTAAGATGCCACGACAGACGGGAAAATCAACCACTGTGGTATCTTTCCTTCTCCACTATGCCGTGTTTAATGATAATGTTAACATCGGTATCCTAGCAAACAAAGCAGCAACCGCCAGAGAGCTTCTGGATAGGTTACAGACCGCTTATGAAAACTTACCAAAGTGGATGCAGCAGGGTATTATATCATGGAACAAAGGTTCTCTTGAATTAGAGAACGGGTCAAAGATTCTTGCTGCATCTACATCAGCATCTGCGGTTCGAGGAATGTCATTCAACATTCTGTTCTTGGATGAATTTGCGTTCGTTCCAAATCATATTGCAGATTCTTTCTTTGCATCTGTTTATCCTACTATTACTTCTGGTAAAAGCACAAAAGTTATCATCGTTTCCACCCCACACGGTATGAATCACTTCTACCGTATGTGGCATGATGCGGAAAAGAAGAAGAACGAATATATTCCAACTGATGTTCACTGGTCTGAAGTTCCCGGAAGAGATGAAACCTGGAAAGCGCAAACAATTGCAAACACATCAGAACAGCAGTTTAAGGTTGAGTTTGAATGTGAATTCTTAGGATCTGTTGATACTCTTATTGCTCCGAGTAAACTTAAAAGTTTGGTGTATGATCATCCACTTAAAAGAAGTGCTGGTCTAGATGTTTATGAAGATGTGAAAGATAATCACGACTATGTAGTGACAGTTGACGTTGCCAGAGGTGTTGGTAATGACTACTCTGCGTTCACTGTGATTGATATTACTACATTCCCACATAAAGTTGTAGCAAAGTATCGAAACAACGAAATCAAACCAATGCTATTTCCTAGTATCATTGTGGATGTTGCAAGGAACTATAATGATTCTTACATCTTATGCGAAGTTAATGATGTCGGAGATCAGGTAGCAAGTATCATTCATTATGACTTGGAATATAATAACCTCCTTATGTGTTCAATGAGAGGTAGAGCAGGTCAGATTGTTGGTCAAGGGTTCTCCGGAAAGAAGACTCAACTTGGAGTGAAAATGTCCAAGACTGTGAAGAAAGTCGGATGCCTCAATCTCAAAACGATGATTGAAGAAAACAAACTTCTCTTAAATGATTATGAGATTATTGCTGAACTCACAACCTTTATTCAGAAACATAACTCTTTTGAAGCAGAAGAGGGTTGTAATGATGACCTTGCGATGTGTTTGGTGATTTATGCCTGGTTAGTTGCTCAAGATTACTTTAAAGAACTCACCGATCAAGATGTTCGTAAGAGAATCTATGAAGAACAGAAGAATCAGATTGAGCAAGATATGGCACCTTTCGGTTTTATTGTGGATGGTCTTGATGGAAACAGTTTTGTAGACTCTGAGGGTGATCGTTGGTTCACCGATGAGTATGGTGATAGATCATATATGTGGGAGTATCTATCATAATGGATTTAGACGGACAGATCAGGCTTGGACACTTACTCCTCAATGATAGAAAGTGTAGAGTTTGTGGTGAAGTAAAAAATTTGATCGATGGATTTTATCGAACCAGAAAAGATAGAGGTCCAGTACCGTCATCATATTCTTATGAATGCAAAGATTGTACGATTAAAAGAATAATAACAAGCAGAATGACAACGAGAGTTTTGGATAAATGGGAATATCCAGATTGGTAGTCGTTCACACACCATTTCCCCAATCAAAAAGTCCATTTTAATAAATATTTTCAGACAAACTGAAGTATCAGGAGAAAAACATGGCGACTCCTCAATTATCTCCAGGCGTACTCGTCAGAGAGGTTGACTTAACTGTAGGAAGAGCTGATAATGTTTTAGATAATATTGGAGCAATTGCGGGTCCTTTCTCAATTGGTCCAGTTGACGACGCAATTGACATCACCACAGAACAAGAACTCATTAACGTATTCGGTAAGCCACTGTCCACAGATGGACAGTATGAATACTGGATGAGTGCATCTTCATTCCTTTCCTACGGTGGAGTTCTTAAGGTTGTAAGAACTGATGGAACAACCTTAAACAACGCAAACGCAGGTGTAGGTTTTGCATACACAACCTCACTGAAGATTAAGAACTTCGATGATTATCAGGCAAACTACTCTGATGACATCGCAGATTATGTATTTGCTGCTAAGAATCCAGGTTCTTGGGCAAACAACCTTAAGATTTGCATGATTGATGACAAGGCAGATCAAACTATCGGAATCACAACTGTCGATCCTGGTGCTGCTGGTGCAGTTATTGGATATGGTGTTACAACTCCTCTGGTAAATGCTGTTATTCCTGGTGTTGGATCAACCACATCGTTTAACGGATACATCAAGGGTATTATCACTGGTGTTTCTACTGCTTCAACAACTGGAAACAGCACGGTTGATATTAGAGTTCTTTCGAGAGTTTCTACTGGAACAACTGATAATGGAACTGAATATCCAGTTTCATATGCTCAAGGAAACGCAAATGCTTCCTTCCAGGCATCAGATTCCATTGCATTCTACAATAACTCAGGAATCGCAACTGGAAATGGAACTGTTTCCGCAGTAACTACAGTTGCTGACTGGTATGATTCACAAACTCTAAATCTCACCAACACTACAATCTTCTGGAGTTCGATTGCACCTAAGCCAATCAGCAACGGATATGTTCTTGATAGACAGGGTAAGAACGATGCTCTGCACGTTGTGGTTGTTGATGACACTGGATCAGTAACTGGAATTCAAGGAAATCTCTTAGAGAAGCACCTGAACCTTTCCAAGTCAACTGATGCTATCTCCGCGGTTAATGCACCACAGAAGATCTTCTGGAAGGATTATCTGGCACTCTTCTCATCTTATGTCTATGTTGGAGACAATCCTTCAACTGGCAATGATACCTATCATGGAACAACTCCACTCGCAACTGGATTCTCTTCAGATTACACTAAAGTAACTGAAGGTGCTGGTCAGTGGAACCAACTCGCACAAGGTGTCACATTCAGTGCATTGGGTAACGTAACTTATGCACTTGGTGGTGGTGTTGACTATTCCGCAACAAACGGAATGACTGCAACACTCGGCAATCTGTTCACTTCATACAATCTGTTCTCAAACAAAGATGAGATCGCAGTTGATTACCTGATCATGGGTCCTGGACTTGGAAATAAGTTCGAATCCCAAGCAAAGGCAAATCATCTGATCTCTCTCGCAAATAACAGAAAAGATTGTATCGCAGTTGTTTCTCCACATAGAGCCGACCTGATTCAGGGAGATGGTGGTCCTATCACCAACACCGATACACAAACTGATAATATCATCCAGTTCTTTGCTCCACTTTCATCCTCATCTTATGCAATCTTTGATAGTGGATATAAGTACACCTATGATAGATTCAACAATAAGTTCCGTTACATTCCTTGCAACCCAGATGTTGCTGGTCTGTGCGTAAGAACTTCAATCTTTGCTTATCCTTGGTTCTCACCTGCTGGTCAGCAAAGAGGCATTCTGAACAATGCAATCAAACTTGCATACAATCCAAATAAGGCACAGAGAGATCAACTATATCCAGTAAGAATTAACTCAATTGTTAATCAACCTGGAATTGGTATTCTCCTCTTTGGTGACAAAACTGCTCTCGGATATGCATCGGCATTCGATAGAATCAACGTTCGTCGTCTGTTCCTGACCGTTGAGCAAGCACTTCAAAAGTCAGCAGAAGCACAACTCTTCGAACTGAACGATCAAATCACGAGAGCAAACTTTGTAAACATTGTTGAACCTTATCTCCGTGACGTTCAGGCAAAGAGAGGTATTTACGGATTCCTGGTCATTTGCGATGAAACAAATAACACTCCTGACGTAATTGATAATAATGAGTTCAGAGCTGACATCTTCCTGAAACCAGCTAAGTCCATTAACTACGTCACACTTACCTTCGTTGCCACCAGAACTGGTGTAAGTTTCGAAGAAGTTGCTGGTAGAGTTTGATTTTAGATTATAAATTACTAAAGGAGGAACCTAAAAATGGCACAAATTCCAACAAGAGGCATCTCACAATTTAAATCAAAACTGATCGGTGGTGGTGCTCGTCCCAATCTGTTTGAAGTTGATGTAACCTTTCCAGCAGGAGTAGATCTTGGTGTTCAGGGTGACGGAAACGGACAGTTTGATAAGGAAAACTTCCGTTTCCTTTGCAAAGCTGCTGCTCTGCCTGCTTCAAACGTCGCATCAATCGATGTTCCTTTCAGAGGTCGCACTCTGAAGGTTGCTGGTGACAGAACCTTTGATGTTTGGACTGTAACCATCATCAACGATGAAAACTTCTCGCACAGAAGAGCATTCGAAGCATGGATGCAAAACGTTGCTCAGTATGGAGATCACTCTGGTCTGAACAACCCAACAGATTATATGGGTAATGCTATTGTTTATCAACTTGGCAGAAGCCCTTCAAACCAGCAAGGTAACAACACCACTGGTGAGAATGCAAACATTTTGGCACAATATCGTTTCATCGATATTTTCCCAACTGCAGTTTCTGCAATTGATCTTTCCTACGATTCTTCGGACACAATCGAAGAGTTTACAGTTGACTTCCAGGTTCAATACTACTTCCCAGAAGCACCTGGAACTGGAGCATAATAAATAGATCATAAGTAGATAAGATCTTTAATAATGGCAAAATTGTTTGGATTCTCTATTGAGGATAACGAACCACTATCACCAAGTACAGTCAGTCCCGTCCCACCCAATAATGAGGATGGGACTGACCACTACTTGAGTAGTGGTTTTTTTGGTTCTTATGTTGATATTGAAGGTATTTACAGAACAGAGTTTGATCTCATTAAGAGATATCGTGAAATGGCACTTCACCCAGAATGTGATAGTGCCATCGAAGATATTGTAAATGAAGCAATTGTTTCTGATACTAATGATAGTCCTGTTCAGATTGACTTAGATAATCTGAACGCAAGTGATGGTATTAAGAAGAAGATTAGAGATGAGTTTAAGTATATCTTAGAACTTTTAGATTTTGATAAGAAATCTCACGAAATTTATAGGAACTGGTATGTAGATGGAAGGCTTTATTATCACAAAGTAATTGATCTAAAGAATCCACACGAAGGAATTCAAGAACTGAGGTATATTGACGCACTTAAGATGCGTTATGTTCGTCAGAATAAAAAGAAAAAAGATAACGGCAATACTTTTGCTAGAATGAGATCTGATAATCCAATGGATTATGAGTTCCCAGAAATTGAAGAGTATTTTGTCTACAGTCCAAAGACATCTTATCCCACACAAAATCCAACTGCATCTGGTGCAAATAATGGAATCAAAATGTCAAGAGATTCCATTACCTATTGCACTTCAGGTCTTGTAGATAGAAATAAGGGATCGACACTTTCATACCTCCACAAAGCAATTAAGGCACTCAATCAACTTAGAATGATTGAGGATTCTCTTGTTATCTACAGATTATCAAGAGCACCAGAAAGAAGAATTTTCTACATTGATGTTGGTAATCTTCCAAAGGTTAAGGCAGAACAATATCTCAGAGATGTGATGATGAGATATCGTAATAAGTTAGTTTATGATGCTAATACTGGTGAGATTCGTGATGACAAGAAATACATGAGTATGCTTGAAGATTTCTGGCTTCCTCGTCGTGAAGGTGGTAGAGGAACTGAAATCTCTACACTTCCTGGTGGACAAAATCTTGGAGAAATCACTGACATTAAGTATTTCCAGGAAAAACTCTATCGTTCTCTGAATGTTCCAACTTCAAGAATCGGTGGAGATGGTGGATTCAATCTTGGTCGTTCCTCTGAGATTCTGCGAGATGAACTTAAGTTCAGTAAGTTTGTTGGTCGTTTGAGAAAGAGATTCTCAAATATGTTTAGTGATATGCTGAAGACTCAACTCATTCTTAAGAACATTATTACTCCAGAAGATTGGGAGATTATGAGTGAGCACATTCAATATGATTTCCTTTACGATAATCACTTCTCAGAATTGAAGGAAGCAGAACTTCTCAACGAAAGATTGAGTTTGGCAGCAACTGCAGAACCTTATGTTGGCAGGTACTTCTCTCAAGATTATCTGAGAAGAAAAGTTCTTCGTCAAACTGACCAAGAAATTATCGAACAAGATGCAATTATCAAAAAAGAGATTGAAGATGGAGTAATTCCAGATCCTTCTCAAATGCAAATTGATCCTGCAACAGGTCAACCAATTCCAATAGATGCTGGAATGGATTTAGGTAAACCTGCAGTAGAACCAGATTTAGGTTCCGAAGAGAGATCGGTTGAAATACCAAAGGGTGGGGAAATTTAATAAATAACTCAGAATACTATTGATTACAATCATGGATGAATTAATGGATATG